GGAATCGAAAGATCGTACCCCTACGTAGATGCAAACAGTACCCTTGTCGGGGGTGCTATCATCCGCAGGGGTTTTTTAGTCCCTAGCGAGATACAATAACAATCATGTCAATCAAATCAACAATCGCTGCACTAGCAGCATCACCTTTCCTATTCGCTGGAGCCGCTTTTGCTGGTCCTTATGTGAATGTAGAAAGCAATTTATCATATCCTGATGGAGACTACTCTGGTGCTACCACAGACCTACACGTAGGTTTTGAAGGTGACCTTAGCGAGAAAGTTTCTGGATACATCCAAGGTGGTCCTTCTTTCGTTGCTGTAGATGGTACTAATGGTTCTGAAGGAGAAATCTCTGGTAAGGCAGGTATCAACATCGCTGCAACTGAGACTCTTGGAGTTTACGGTGAGCTTTCTGGAATCACAGGAGAGAAGAGCAATGACGATATCGTCAACTGGGGTGCTAAAGTAGGTGCTAAGTTCGTATTCTAAATAATACGAGTTCGAGATGGATCAGACCCTCTACATAGTGGAGGGTCTTTTTTATGCAATGAAAACAACAGGTGAAGTAGCAGGTCATCCACTATGGATGATACCAATGATGTTATTGATAACTTTTGGTGGTATAGAAGCACTTCATACAATGGCACATCTACATCAAGAGATGGATGTACATGGTGTCTGTAAAAGAAATAAAGAATACATTGAATCTAAAGATAATGATTACTAATAGGGTCTATTAGTATTTCTTTATTTTGTTCGGTAACCTAGGTATTTTTGCCTTTACATAGTCTTTAGATTTGCTATATAATATTGTTACATAAATTTACAAAACTTTTATGACTTCATCAGTTGCCAAGAAGTATACAACTACTGAGTATGGTAAGCAAAACATTTTTGCTTCTGAACCTGCTCCTCGTTTAGTTGAAAACTATCAAGGGTACTGGAAGAATGCAGAACAACTCAATGGTCGCCTTGCGATGATTGGTTTCTTTGCAGCAGTACACAACTATGTCCTATTTGGACAAGTAATGCCTGGCATCTTTTAGAAGCACAGGTCTCTTTACGCTCTATCCCTATTACAAATCTAAGAACAATGACACCAGAAGCAGAAAAATTTAACGGTTGGATGGCAATGCTAGGCGTTGTCGCAGCACTCGGTGCTTATGCAACCACAGGACAAATCATTCCAGGTATATTCTAATGACAAACACAGCAATTTGGCAGAGAGCCAATGGTAGGTTTGCAATGGTTGCTTTCTGGGCAGTCATAGCCGCTTACACAAAGTTTACATACTTTACATAAATACATACTCGTAACTAAAATATAAAATGACTGACGTTCAGTTAGCATTATTCTTTCCTTATATCCCTGTAATCATTTTACTTGTTATCTATTTTGCATCTGGTGCAGATATAGATGATGACGATGACGATGACTTTCAGGGGGGCAAGGGAGTAAGGTTACAACCAGCATACTTGCCAACATCATAAGTATAAATACCTTTGAGTATTTTTACCCATCATGTATCAAATATTATTTCTCGTCACTCTAGTTGCATACACCTATTCAAATGTTGGGCAGTATCTTTATCAGTAGTATAGTTTTACAAATTCCTCCAGCAACCCACGGGTTGTTGGAGTTTGCTTTTTTCTGTGGTATTGGGGTTGCAGGTTCCTCAATGCATGTGCTATAATATAAATCTAAAGACCTATATGTATGAAGAAGTACAGTGAAGACGAGATCTTGAAAGAGATCTCTGATTATATTAGTGGGACTTACAAGAGTCATTACTCCGTTGGTAATGTTCAAACTCTTGATCTCATTGACTCAGTAGGTGATGCCGAGGCATTCTGTAGGAGTAATATCCTCAAGTATGCATCACGGTATGATAAGAAGGGTACTGCACGTAGAGATATCATCAAGATTATTCACTACGGTATACTACTACTTCATTTCAATGATAAACGTGAGGCAGCAAACAAAAGAATTGCTGGCAATCCTACTGCTTTTGCGGTAGACTATGACAAATAATGAAACTACGTGAAACTATGAAACTGTCTGATACAACTCTGAAGATACTTCAGAACTTTACGACAATCAATCAATCGCTGGCATTCAAGGAAGGTAAGAAATTACGTACGATTTCTCCAATGAAGAATGTATTGGCAGAGGCGGAGATAGAGGAGTACGTACCTAAGGACTTTGCTATCTACGACTTACCTCAGTTCCTGAATACGTTGTCGTTATATAAGAATGCAGATATAGATGTATCCACCAATCCAAACTTTGCAAGTATAAAGTCTGCTGGTGCATATCAGTTTCATCAGAGATCAAAGTACTTCTTCTCAGATCCTAGTGTTATTATTGCACCACCTGAGAAGAATATGGTACTCCCTGATGAGTTTGTATCCTTTGCTATAACAGAAGAGCAGTTAGTCAAACTGATGAAGTCTGCTTCTATACTTCAGTTACCTGACTTGTCAGTTGTAGGTGATGGTGGTGTAGTCAAGTTAGTTGTTAGTGATCGTAAGAATGATACTTCTAATGAGTTTGCTATTGTAGTAAATGAATCTAAGAAGATCTTCCAGTTCAACTTCAAGATTGAGAACATCAAGTTAGTTACTGGTAGTTACGAGGTTGTTATATCTAAAAAGAATCTTGCAAGATTTTATAATCCTAACTATAAGTTGACTTACTTTATCGCACTAGAACCTGATTCGAGTTATGAAACCGATGGATGATAAACCTGAAGTACGTGTCAATAAGGATGTACTTGCAGATGTAATGAAGAAGTATAAGAAGATAAAAAAATATCAAAAGTCTAATCTTTTTCTAATAAAGAAACTGGATGAAAATTAGTAATGTCCTGATGTCCCTTCCTGTCTATTCTACTAAGGTAGATTTAGATAAGAAGGAACTGATGAGAATTATTTTAGATCATAGAGAAAGATTTCCTGAGACTAATGCAAGCAATGTCAAAGCATGGCATAGTGATTACAAAACTCATAAGAAGGACAGTAGATTCAAACCATTCATAGATGAGATCATAGAAAATATCAAATGCATAAAGCATTTTGATAATTCTTTTTGTGGTTTCTCTGGGTTTGAAAAGACATTACATCTCAGGGACTTTTGGATATGCATGTATGCTGCTAACTCTGGTCATCATGCTGTTAGACATCAGCATTTTCCTTGTCCTTATGCTGCAACATATTATGTCGATGTGGAGGAGAACTCTGCACCAATACATTTCCATGGTCTGAAGACCTTGAAAATTGTACCTGAAAGTGGTACACTGGTAGTGTGGCCAGGTTTCATCTACCACTCAGTCCCACCTACTGATGGTAAACGGACTCTTTTTGCAATGAATCTTTTAGTGAAGAATGACAACTTCTGATTTTATTTGGGTTGAAAAATACAGACCCAAGACAATTGACGATTGTATTCTCCCTGATGGTATAAAGAAAACCTTCATGGAATTACTATCTCAAGGTGAGATACCTAACTTATTATTATCTGGTCCTCCTGGTATAGGAAAGACTACAGTTGCTAAATGTTTATGTGAGCAACTGGGAGCAGACTATTATGTTATCAATGGTTCTGACGAAGGTAGGTTCTTGGATACGGTTCGTAACCAAGCGAAGAACTTCGCATCTACAGTCTCTCTTACAAGCGAGTCGAAGCATAAAGTCATCATCATTGACGAAGCAGACAATACCACTTCCGACGTACAACTCCTCCTTAGAGCGAATATTGAGACCTTCTACAAAAATTGTAGATTCATCTTTACCTGCAATTACAAGAACAAGATTATCGAACCTCTCCATAGCAGGTGCTCTGTTATTGACTTTGGTATTAGTAGACAGGACAAACCATCTATTGCAGCACAGTTCTTCTCAAGAATAAATCATATACTTGAGCAAGAGAATGTAAAGAGTGATAGGAAAGTTATAGTACAGTTAGTAAGTAAGCACTTCCCAGATTGGAGAAGGGTTCTCAATGAGTTGCAAAGATATTCTGCAAGTGGAACAATAGACACAGGTATACTTGTACAATTAGATAATATAAATGTAACTGAGTTAGTAGGGTATCTTACTAATAAACAGTTTCCTAATGTTAGGAAATGGATAGTTCAGAATCTAGATAATGATTCTAATGCTATACTAAGGAGTGTCTATGATTCAATCTACGAGTCTATGAAACCTAAGTCGATACCTGAAGCAGTTTTGATTATTGCGAAATACCAATATCAATCTGCTTTTGTAGCTGACCAAGAGATAAATCTATTGGCAGCTCTTACTGAGATAATGTGTAACTGCGAATTCAAATGATCTTTCTATCTTGCCCACCAGTGTATCACCTACCTGGTACTTGGACTAAATGTAAGGGGGCAATTATCCCTCATGGAAATGTAGATCCCCAATACGGATTTGTAATTTTCATAGTTTTAGTATTACTATTTGTTGTAGGGTATGGATTGTATCTTACCTTTGGAGAAGGAGGTAAAGATCTACGAGATCCTATTGATGAACATGCAAAGATGCATGAACTAGGTATTGCTCATGGACACGATCCTAAAGGGAGACTTAAAAAATGAAATGTTTAGTAACTGGTGGAGCAGGATTTATAGGATCCCATGTTGTTGGTCAACTACTACAGAATAATCATGAAGTAGTAGTTATTGATGATGAATCTGCTGAATCAAATGATGCTTTCAATTGGTATGATGATTATGCTGAGAATCATATAGTTGATATACGTGACTTTGATGCTTGCAGACCATTGTTTGATGGTGTAAATTATGTCTTTCATTTAGCAGCACGTAGTAGAATTCAGATTGCTATGGACAATCCTAGAGAGTGTTTGGAAACAAACTACCTAGGTACATATAATATGCTTGAGTGTGCTAGGCAGGTAGGTGCTAGTAGGTTTATCAATTCATCTACATCATCTTCTTATGGTCTACTGAATGATCCACCATTACATGAGTCTATGGAAACAGATTGTTTGAATCCATACTCTGCTAGTAAGGTAGGAGCAGAAACTTTATGCCACATGTATTATAGACTGCATAAACTCAGGACTATAACACTAAGGTATTTCAATGTCTATGGTCCTCGTCAACCATTGAAAGGACAGTATGCACCAGTGATAGGATTGTTTGAAGAGCAGAAGAAACGTGGTGAACCATTGACTATAGTTGGAGATGGTGAGCAACGTAGAGATTTCACTCATGTGAATGATGTTGTCAGAGCAAATATATGTGCAATGATGACAAACTATTCTGGTATTACTATCAATATTGGTACTGGTAAGAATCATTCAGTGAATGAAATTGCATCACACATCTCTGACAATACTGTAAACATTCCTGAACGACCAGGTGAAGCAAGAGAAACTCTTGCTAATATAGAAAGAGCAAGAACATTGCTTGACTGGGAACCTACCATAACTTTGGAGGATTATTTTGATCCCAACACCTATCTTTGAACTACTTATTCTTATCATTTCTATAATATGGCTAAACGTTTTACTCTCACAGTTGGGGGTTTACAGTGACGACACTGAAAAGTCTAAAGACTCCTCTAAGATATCCAGGAGGAAAAAGTAGAGCAGTAACTAAGATGAGTCAGTTCTTTCCTGACTTGACTGGTTATTACCAATATAGAGAACCCTTTCTTGGAGGTGGTTCTGTTGCTTTGTGGGTAACTAAACAATACCCTGATCTACTTGTGTGGGTCAATGATCTATATGAACCTTTATATAACTTCTGGAATCAATTACAGTGTAATGGTAAGGAGTTAGAATCAAAACTATTAGAACTAAAGCAGGAGAACAATGACAGAGATAAAGCACGAGAACTTTTTACAACGTGTAAAGAAGAAGTTGGAGATCGCTCACTATCCGATCAACACCGTGCAGTGTGTTTTTATGTTGTTAATAAGTGTAGCTTTTCTGGTCTCACTGAAGCGAGTTCCTTCTCAGCACAAGCCTCAGAATCCAACTTCTCCATTCGAGGAATTGAAAAACTTAGCGGATATCAATCCATCATCAAGTACTGGAAAATTACAAACTACTCCTATGAGTTCCTTCTCAGTGGAGTCCAAACTAAGGTAAAGGATGCATTCATATACTTAGATCCACCATATGAAATAGAGTCTCATCTCTATGGTAAGAAGGGTGATCTTCATAAGTATTTCAGTCACGATGAATTCTCACAGGAATGTGAGAAGTCTAAGCAGGATTTGTTTATCAGTTATAACTCTTCTAATCTGATTAGAGATAGATTCAAAGATTGGACTGCTGCAGAGTATGACCATACATATACTATGAGGTCTACTGCTACCTATACTAAAGCACAACAGAAACGTAAGGAACTCGTACTATGGAAAAGCTCTGGGATGACTCCAATTGGAGAGAAGAATCGCTCCCATATTATACAGGGAAACAAGAAGAACTCTTGAGAAATGGACCTAAGAGTCTTTCTCAATCATGGATACTTGGAGCAATGCATAATGAATGGAAGAGAAGGAATGGTTATAGAGAACCAGAACCACCTGATTGCTCATCCTCAATGAGAGAATACTTTCAAAAAGAACAAGAGTTCCTACAAGAATGAAAGACGACCTACGACACATCAATGATCTGTATGAAGATATGGATCGTTTGAATACTCTTTATGAAGAACTAATGTGGGAACATGATATCCCACTTGAATTTATTCCTGATTATGACAACAACCAAATTATCATCAGACCATACAAAGATTGAGGATTGGATACTAGAGTTTCTAAGTAAACCTAGTTCTGCCTTTGATAATTTACCACCATGTCCTTATGCTAAGAGGGCATGGTTGGATGGTAATGTTGAGGTGAAAGAGTTTGTATCCTTTTTAGAAATGAGAAAGGATCTAAGGAATTGGGATAAGGAAGTTATAATATATCTTTTTCAGTTTACTTTGCTACCTACTTGTAGTGAACTAGCATCACTTGCTAAGACATTCAACGATCAGTATCCTGAATTTTTGTTTCTAGAAGAACACCCAAAGCTTGTAGAAGAGGTAGGAGATGTTATAGTGAACCAAGGTGACCTATGCATGATGATCGTACAAAAGAGAAAGGAATTAGAAGAAGCTCGTGCAGAGTTGAAGAAGACTGGTTACTATGATAACTGGACATCTGATATGAAGGAGAGGATCATTGACCGTTGAACTAAAAGATTGGTTGAACTCAATCAACTCCAATAAGAAGAATCTTATAGATGAGGATGAACTTCTAGAACCTAAGTATCCAGCATTTGTTGTGAACAAATGTATGGCAGGACATATAGATGCGATCATGTTTGCGAATGAGATGAATATGAATCCTAATCTAGACAAGAAGTTACAGTATGACTTTTATCTAAATACACTCAGGTCTAAGAAGAGATATTCTCCTTGGATTAGAAAGGAAGAATTGAAAAACCTTGAATTGGTTAAGAAATACTATGGGTATAGTAATGAAAAAGCCAAGCAAGCCCTACCACTTCTCACTAAAGAACAACTGAATTTCATTAAAAGTAAACTTGATACTGGGGGATTGAAATGAGTGGGATGGAACCAGAATATCAGTGGTCACCTGACAAAATGGTCGAGGTGCTACTATCAGAACCAGATGACTTCCTAAAGGTACGTGAAACACTTACACGAATAGGAGTAGCATCTAGGAAAGAAAAGAAACTATATCAGTCTTGCCATATTCTGCATAAGCAAGGCAAGTATTACATAGTTCATTTCAAAGAATTGTTTGCACTTGATGGAAAGAGGGCAAATCTTAGTATGAATGATGTGCAAAGAAGAAACAGAATTATTCAACTCTTATCTGATTGGGGTCTGATTACTATACTGAAACCAGATGTAGCAACAGACATAGCACCATTGAATCAGATAAAAGTCATAGCATATAAGGAGAAGGGTGACTGGGACTTAGAAACCAAGTATAATATAGGTAAGAAAAAGGTAAGTGAGTAGCACCTATAGAGGTGATGTTGCTGCAAGTCCAAACATACATGACGGAGATCATTGGTCTGCTGTCAAACGAACCTTGAGTTTTGACAAACCTTATAATATTATGACTCTTACATTACGTAAAGAAATGCTTCTTGATGATGATCAGGAGGTATATGAGAACCTGAAAAGACTTCAGACTGAGAACTTCAATAGGATAAAGATACCTAAGTTCACAGTAGAAAGGAATGGTAACATACTCACATATGAATCTGAGTTTATCAAAGGAGAGACACTCAGATCTATATCTGATTATGAGATACTTTATGAGGACTTAGTTCTGAGAGATTCGGATTATTCCTTCAATACTTTTAGACCTCAGAATTTTATAAAGGATTGGCGTGGTGACATATATGCTATAGATCTAGATGATTATAAATTCATACCACTACAAGATAGAATTGGTAAGTGGGAAAGATCTATGAGATACTTTGGACATGTAGTCAGAGCATATAGAGGTAGGTATCAATTACAGGTCAAGATATATGGTGAAGGTCAACGTCAAACTAAACTGAAACAATTGATAGATGGTATGTTCAATGCTGTCATAGAGGAGTGTACTTTTCCTCCTGAGTTCTACGGAGATTTTGCTACTAGTATAGATGGTAAGTTATATGATAAATTTGAAGACGTTATGGATCATCTAAAGAATTTGTATATGGAGTTTAGATCACAGATGGATATGGATTCCAATGGTCTGTTCCAGTACCATGACTGGAAAGCAGATCGGTCATCAGTATTATTTGACAGTAACAACCGAACTACCACAATAGGATAATATATTATAATTAGTAGTGTACGCCTTCGGGGTACATTTACAATTAGACGCTCAAAGAGGTCAGCATGTTTAACAACGATGCAAATACTGTCACATTGACAGTGCCAGAAACTCAGGATTATCTGGCAAAGATAAGAAGGAACATGATCGGGTTTGATGAATGGTACACAAACTTTGATCAATCTTCACATGCAAACTACCCACCATACAACACAATCAAACTCAGTAATCATGAGTACCGTGTAGAGGTAGCACTTGCAGGATTCAAAAAAGACAATCTAAAGGTCTACACCCAAGAAGGTAAACTTATCATTGAAGGTAAGAAGGATGATGGGGTAGAAAATGATTACTTGCATAAAGGATTAGCACAACGTGCATTCAAACGTCAGTGGTCATTACCTGATGAACTTGTAGTCAAGGAAGTAAAGTTTGAAGACGGACTACTACTAGTTGACATTGAAAAAATTATTCCAGAAGCACAGCAACGGAAAGATTGGCTCTAAATACAGTATAGACTGGTGATAGTCCATTGTATTCAAGAGTTCTAAAACATATCAAACCAAAGGATCTAAGAGAAACTATATCTCTTAGGTTTACC